CTCACACCGTGCCCTACAAGGACGAGAACGAGCTCAGCCTGCGCGCATGGTGGTACGACGGAGCCGCGGTTCGGCATGACGGCGTCGCCGCGAAGGCGAACTTCTACACCCTCGCGGGCGGATGTCAGGCAGCCGGGCGCAACCACGATCAGATCGAGGCGTCGGTCCAGTCCTTGCTCACCCAGTGGGGTGATCTTGTCCGGATCAACCGCAACCGGAAGAGCGAGCACACTGAGATCGTGCTGGCCCGCCGCGCCCGGACCGCGGGCCACCCCGTGGACAGCTTGCCGCCTGGGGTGCAGTGATCCTCTGTAATCACCCCGTGCGGGGGTAGACTCCGTCTATGGGCACGACGGACAACCTGACCACCAGCCGGTCCCGGCGCGTGGCCTCCAGGGCGCAAGACCTCATCGCGGCCGCCAAGATCATGGATGCCGTGGCCGCCGGGGCAACGCTGGAGGCCGCGGGCAAGTCGGTCGGCGTCAAGATCGACGTGGCGGAACGCCTACTGCACGCAGAGTTCCGCCGCTTCTACGAGCAGAACGCTACCCAGCGTGAGGAACTGGTCGGCCGGGAGCTGCGCAAGCTGGAGCTCTTGGAGCGCCCGTTCTTTCGCAAGGCCCTCCAGGGCGACGAGAAGGCGGCCGACCGCGTGCTGGCCATGATGAAACGGCGCGCCGACATGCTCGGTCTCGACACCGCGGCCAAGGTCCAGGTCGAGATCTCCGCGGTTGACGAGGCGCTGGCGGAGATCGTGCAGATCGTCGAGGGCAAGGTGCTCGGCGCCGAGATCGCGCCGCTCCGCCGCGCGGAGCCTGCGTGAGCACGCCCGACAACGGGCTCGGCGCGGAGATTCAGCAGGTCTTGGCGCGGCTGCCCGCCCGTGAACAGGCCGCGCTTCGGGCCAAGCTGGTCCCCTTCATCACCCACCGGCGGGCCATCCTGCGCTTCCCCACCCCAGGCCACCTCTCCCAGTTCCACCGCCCGGAGTTCGCGCAGACACCCATGCTCGACGTGCTCGACGACGCGATCATGGCCGCCGACCGCGGCGAGGCCAGGCGCATCATCGTCAACACCCCACCCCAGGAGGGCAAGACCTCCCGGCTGCAGGACGGCTGCGCATGGCTGCTGCTGCGGGACCCGCGGCGCCGCATCGTCTTCGCGTCCTACGAGCAGTCCATCGCCGCGCAGTCCTCGCTGGAAATCCGGCGGCTGTTCGAAGCGCACGGCGGCGGCTACCGCGGCCAGAACCTCGGCATCGACCACAAGGACGTCCTCGGGCTCCGGCTCGACCCCGACCGTGCACAGCAGACAGCGTGGTCTCTGGCGGACGTGCCGGGCAAGAAGGGCATCCGGCCCGGGTCGGTGGTTGCGGTCGGTGTTGGGTCATCGCTGTCCGGCCGCCCCGCCGACATCATCGTCATCGACGACCCGATCAAGGACAGCAAGCAGGCCGACTCCAAGACCTGGCGGGACGGGATCAAGAACTGGTACCGGTCGGTCGTGATCGCCCGGCTGCCGTCGAAGTCCGTCATCGTGGTCGTGCAGACCCGCTGGCACGACGACGACCTCACCGGCTGGCTGCTGGAGCAGGACAAAAAGACTGGCGTGAACGAGTGGAGACACCTGAACATCCCGGCACAGGCGGACAGCGCGGATGACATCCTCGGTCGCGAGGTCGGCGAGTACATGATCAGCGCCCGCGGCCGCACCGCGGCGGACTGGGAGGCGCGGAAGCTGGAAGTCGGGACCCGCTGGTGGTTCGCGATGTACCAAGGCGACCCCTCCCCGCCGGAGGGCGGGATCTTCAAGCGCGAGTGGTTCGACAAGTTCCGCGTGGCGGCCGCGCCGGAGCTCGTCGCCATCAAGACCGTCATCGACCCGGCCGACAACGACGGCGACGGCGACGAGGCGGGCATCATCACCGGCGGCATCGGCAAGGCCGACGGGAAGTTCTACCTGCTGGAGGACAACTCCGGGAACTACACGGTCGGTGGGTGGGTGCGTGCCGCGCTGTTCGCGCTGCTGCGCAACGGCGCGGGAGGGCTGGCCTACGAGCAGAGCCTGTCCCGCCTGCGCGCCGCCATCCGCGAGGAGTGGAAGAAAATCCGGCGGCAGGCCCGCGTGCTGGCCACCGCGCGCGCCGGGCTCGCCAAGGCGGGAGACAAGACCTGGCCCGACAACCCGCTCCCCAGCGCGATCCACCTGGCCATGCAGGAGCTGTCCGTGGAGGAGGACAGCCCTGCAGACCTCAGTGTCCTGCAGACCCAGCTGGTGGAGCTGTGGCCCTACGTGCGCGCCGTGCTTGCGCTGCCGGAGACCGGGCCGCCGGTGAGCAAGATCATCGCCAAGGGGTCGAAGAGCCTGCGCGCGGAGCTGGCCTCCCCGCTGTGGGAATCTGGCAAGGTGGTGCTCGTCGGCAACCACCCCAAGCTGGAGCACCAGCTTGCCACCTGGCTCCCCACGCAAGACTCCCCGGACCGCATGGACTCCGCGGTGCACTGGACCCACCTCATGAGCAGCAACACCCCGGGCAAGCTCAGCGCCCCCAAGGGCACTGCGGTCGCCAAGCGCCAGCCGCCGATGCCGGTCAACCTGCGCAGCACCCGAAGGGGACGCCCGTGAGGATCGAACGCAGCACCCGCAACGTCCCCGGCCAGATCAAGGGACCGGCCCCCACCCGCCACCAGGTGCGCGAGGTGAGCCTCCGGTTCGAGAGCCTGCCCGGCGGCGGAATGCGAGTGAGCTCGCCGCAGGCCCGCGGCTGGGCGATGGTGGTGCGACGGCCGGAGGAGCTCGCCCGCGCCGTCTCCTCGGCCTTCACCGAGGCGCAGGTCGCTGCGTACGCGCGGTGGCGCGGGGAGCGCTACGAGCTGGACGAGCTCACCGAGCCGGTCAAGGGTGACCCGATGGCGCCGCCTCGACCCAGGGTTCGCCGCCGCCGCAACACCGGGGAGATCGGGTGGGGGATGAACCAGCGGCGGCCGGACAGTCACGACCCGGCGGAGTGGGTGAAGCTGCCGGACGGGCGGTGGCAGTCGCCGTCGGGCAAGGCGTGGGGTGCGGACACGCCGGTGGTGCGCAAGGTGCTGGCCCGTCGCCAGCAGTTCAACCTCCCGGTATAGACCAACCCCGGTGATAGGGGTAAAGTCTTTGGTGCACAACCAAAGGAGCTACAGGTTGACCTGCCAATTCTGCGAAGACGGATCCTGCCCATGCGGCCGCGGGTGTGAGTCCTGCGCCGACACCGGCGTGTGCTCGGAGTGTCACGGCCTGTGCGTGTCGGAAACGGAGGACATCTCCGTCCGGCACACCGAGCGCATGGCCGCCCGCGGCTTCGTGTGGTGCCCGACGTGTCGTCGCCGCACCCGCCAGCACGCCGAAGCGCCCAACTACGAGGACCTCCGGGCGACGAACTTCCGCAAGTACACCAAGATGATGACGTTGGAGCGGTGCCGGTGTTGCCACGTGCCGTTCCAGGACGTCCGCAACCGCCCGTTCGGCTACAAGCTCAGGGAGCTGACCGCAGCATGACCACCTACACCGTCGAAGCCAACACCGGGTCCAGCATGTGGCCCGTCGCGTCGTTCGAGACCTCCCCGGAGGTGGAGCAGTACCTGCGCACCGAGACCGCTTACGGCCTGCACGTGAGCTCGGGCAACTCGGGGATGTACCTGGCTCCGCGTGCCGCCGACGTGCTGGTCCAGCTCCTCGCCGCGCAGGCCTCCGTGCAGCCGGGCGACCGGCCGCTGCACGACCAGGCCATCCACGAGGTGGCTCGGTTGGTCCAGCTGGCCGCGACGCATCACGGCGCGCAGATCAACTGGGAGCAGACGAGCGCCTGAGCACGCAAACTGAGGGCCCGCACCGGGGAAGGGGTGCGGGCCCTCAGTCGTGTTCCGGGGGCCTCGCACTGAGTGTCGATTCGCTCACGGTACCCTGTTGACACACCCCCCGAGGAGGGGTAAAGTTCCTCTTCGTAAGGGGACAACGACCAGGACGGAGAACCCGTGAAGCGGTTCAAGATCACTCTTGAGCGCAAAGACCAGAACTACGTCGCCACCTGCGGCGACTGCAAGCACGAAGTGAGCAAGGCGGACAAAAAGCTCACGATCCAGACGATGATCGGCCACCTCGCCGGACGTCACAAGGGCGACATCTCCGCGCTTCTCAGCGGCGACATCGACATCGACGACCGCACCTGATCTCGGGCCTGGTCGGCGTGCCAGATCCACCGGCGGCACGCCGACCGGACCCGCCAACGAAAAGGCACCCCGAATGGCAAGGAACTACGGCTCCAATAAGGAGCTCGCCATCATCTTCCGGAAGCTGGAAGATCAAGGCTGGCGCGTCGAGCGGACCCGCAACGGGCACTGGCGCTGCCTCTCCCCAGACGGCGTGACGAGCGTCGGAATGGGCTCCACGCCGGGCGCGTACTCGGCGATGAAAAACTTCCGGGCTCAGCTCAAACGGGCCGGAGCGAACATCTGAGCCCCTCCGGCGGGGAGTTGACAAGACCCCCGCCGGAGGGGTATTCTCGTGATCATGCAAGGGAACAACGGCACCGAAGGACCCACGATGCAGTTCAGCACCGGACAGATCATCACCGGACAGGGCCGCAGTGAGCGCCCGTACACAGGCAGCTACCTGTACACCACCCCGGACGGCACCCAGCACCGCATCGCGCTGCAGGGCGCGGGCAAGGTATTCATCGCGGCCGCCACCGCCCGCACCGTCCCGGAGACCATCGAGCGCGCACCCGGCGCGCCGGAGAGGGAAGCATGATCGAGATGAACGAGGACTTCCAGCGGGAGTTCGGCGCCGCCATGGCGCAGCTCCGCGCAGTCCACCAGGGGCTCGTCGGCTCCGCGGAGAACGCCCGCGGCGAGGCCCGCGCCATCGCCGCCGCCGAGGACTCCGACCCCGCGATCGTCGCCTACGAGACCTCCCACGCTTACTGGGCCGCCGCCGAGCGCCTGCGCCCCGTGCTCGGCTCGTTCGAGGACGCGGACCGCATCGCCGCCGGGCTCATGGAAGCCCCGGAGCCGGAGGGCAGCCCGTACGCCACCCGCACCGAGCGCGCCTACCACGAGCGCGTGAAGTACCTGGAGGGTCAGCTGGAGCGCCTGGACACCGCGCTCCGCGGCCGCCCGGCCACGCTCGACGAGAAGATCCGGGAGACGGAGACCACCGAAGACCTGATCGACGCCGTGCTGCGCATGGTGGCCGACACGCAGTGGAAGAGCCGCTACGAGCAGGAGAAGATGCGCGCGGACACTCTCGCTGAGACCACCACGGGCGCCGCCAGGCTGCTCGGCGTGACGACGCTGCCGGACATCCTGACCGCGATCGAGCGCCTGGTCACCGGCGCGCCGTTCGACTTCGAGAACCTCCCCGTGGGCTCCCTGATCGCCGGGCAGTACTGCGGGTCCAGCGTGCCGGGGCGCCGCTTCTACGTCGGCCGCTTCGTGGAGGTCAACGCGGGCGGAGGAATCAGGGTCGACCGCATTTGCACCCTGTGCGACGCGCACGCCGACGCGCACGCCGTGTCCACGGTGCTGAGCCCGGAGAGCGTCCGCCTTCCGACGCCGGACGAGATCATCGAGTTCAGCAAGCTGAGCCGGGCCCACGACCTGCTCAAGTTGGAGGGCGACGAGTGAGCCGCCGGATGCAGGGCCGGATGGGGTGGCTCGGGTACGCCGGTGCCGCGGGCGCCCTGTTCCTGCTCACCGGGTGCGGTGTCGACTGGAGCGACGGCGAAGACAGTCTGGATGCGCAGTACGCCGCGGTGTGCATGGACCAGCGGACCGGCAACCGTCTCGACGAAGACGCGTGCGGCGACTGGGACGACGACGGTGTCGGGCACGCCGCGGGTACGTACTTCCTGTGGATGCCGCTCAACGGCGGCGGCTACATCCCGCCGGTGGGCGGGCACCTCCCGCAGGGCAGTCCGGCGGTCCGCACGGTGCCGAAGGGCACCCCGCTGGCCAAGGGCACCCCGAAGACCGGCGGCACGGCCTCCGACATCAAGCGGGGCGGGTTCGGCGTGAAGTCCGGCACGGCCGGAGGTAGCAAGGCGGGTGCCGCCGCAGGTAAGGCGGCCTCGGGCTCAGGCGGAAAGAGCGGTGGGTCGTGAAGCGGATGCGGAAGTGGGAGAAGACCGTAACGCGGTCGGACGTGACCCGGTGGTTCGCGGGGTTTCTCCTGGTCACTGCGTGTCTGCAGACCATCGCTGCCATCGTCGGCGAGCTGCAAGGCCGTGATGTGGGACTGAACGGCCTGTGGGTCCTGGCACTCACCGCGGCCGCGGTTGCGCTGCGCACCTCGGCGCGGCTGGACGACCTGCGCGCCGAGCTTCATGCTCAAGCGGCTCACGCCGAGGCGGTGACCAAGGCGGCTCACGAGCGCCTGGACGCGCAGGGGAATGCGATCAGCGGCATCATCTCCGAGGTCGGCGCTCTCCGATTCCGGAAGTCCGGCCAATGAGCGGCGCCTACTTCCAGGGCACCGGAGAGGTCTTGTGCCTCATCCGTCACTGCGGCTGGCGCTACAAGATCGACCCCGAGCAGGGCCTCGACGCCCGCGAGAGCGTCCGGCTCGCCGACACGATCATCAGGGTCCACCGCGAGGATGTTCACCCCAACCATCAGCTGCAGGTCCAGAAGTGCCCGCTCCGCGGATGCGGGTGGGAAGAGCGAGCCTGGTCCCTGCCGGGTGGGGAATACGACGCGGACCGTGTCCGCCTGCAGAAGAAGTGGAGCAAGCACATGAACGACACCCATCCGACCGTCCGCGGCCCCGGCACCATCCAGGTGACCGCGGCCCTGTTCCCCTACGGGGTCCCGTCCTCCGACAACCGCGTCATCGCCAACGGCGCCGTCATCTGGATGCCCGAAGACGGAGTGCCCATCGTGAACGGTCGCGGTGAGCTTGTCGGCCGGGCGGCTGAGGCCACCATCCAGGACGGCTGGATGTACGTCGAGGGCTTCCTCCGCGAAGACCTGATCTCCGAGCTGGACCGGACGAGCCTGTGGGGCGGCGACACCATCCCGGTCCACTTCGCCATCCGGGAGGCCGAGACCACGACGGAAGACGACAAGCTCGTCACCACCAAGGGCACCCTCACCGGCGTCCACATGAGCGACCACGACATCACTGTGTGGGAGGGGACGGGCATGAAAGCACTCCACCCCGAAGAGGAACCCCACACCGAGGGGGAAACCCGATCCGTGGCGCCCAGCGGCATCGACGAGACCGCCATGAAGACCGCCCAGCAGGGCGTCAATGCGGTCCTGCTGCCGCTGCAGCACATGCTGGAGGAGTGGGGCCGCCTGCTCGCTCCGGCCGTCCAGGCGCTCGCTGAGGCCCTCGCCGAGCACGCCGAGGCGGTCGCACGGAAGCCCGAGCCGATGGTCATCAAGGTGGCGGAGGTGGACGCGGACTTCCTGATCGAGCGCGATCCGCCGGTGAGCCGCTACACCTGCACGTGCGGGGGCATGCCGGTGCCGCACGTGCCCGGCGGTCCGAACTGCCTCCAGCGGCCGCCGCAGGGCGAGTGGGTGATGGACCCGACGTCTGAGCCGCTCGACCTCGGCGGAGCGCCCGCGACCGGTCGACCGGGCGTGGAGGCTGACCACTGGCTGGAAGGTGACGACGAGGTGAGCACGCCGCTGCAGGACACCTCGGTCACTGAGGACGAGGCGGGGCTGCGCGTCGAGGGTCGGCTCCCGGACTGGCGGGAGTATGTCGGTCAGCTCCCGGTGCCGGAGGGCCCGGAGGATTGGACGCGGCTGCCGCGGGACGGGAAGCGCGCGCCGACCGGGTGTGAGGTGTGCGAGGCGCCGGTGGACGGGCGGCACCCGCGAGACTGCCCGGGTGCTTGACGTATACCCCCTGAGGGGGTAAAGTACTCCGCATAGCGAACAACCTCTCAGGGAGAACGCAATGCGGAGTCACCTCGTTCAGGCCACCGCCTGGATCCTCGGCCCGGCCCTCGCCACCCTGTTCGTGCTGGCCCTCATCCACGCGGTGAGCACCTACCAGCCCGTCACCGGCGGACACGCCATGCAGGCCCCGGCCGCCGAGTGCGTCACCTCCCCCGACGAGATGTTCAACGCCTGCGCCGTGCTCGACACCTCCCAGGTGCACGACCTGCGCGCCGAGCACGGCCCTACCGAACTGGAGACCCCGTGACCAAGATGCTCATCACCGAGCCCGAGTTCGAAGCCCTGCTCGCGCAGGTCAAGCCCGGCGCCCCGCCCCTCCCGTTCAGCTTCGGCCCCACCGGGACCTACCTGGACACCGAGAACGGAGGCTCCGCGTGGGCCATCACCTACATCGAGACCCTGCGAGCTGCGGAGGCCGACCGGCTGGAGAGCTTCGTCGTCGGCGCCATCCGCGAGTCCCTCGACGCCGAGCTCGCCGGGCGAGCCGCCGGAGACAACGCGCCCGGCGAGGACTTCCCGGTCGACGCCGCCATCGCCGTGTTCGCCGCCCTCAAGGCCGCGGGCTACCGCATCACTCGGAAGGCCTGACGTGTCCCGGAACGACCACAAGCTCACCATCACCCCGGACGGCAGGCGCCTGCGCGGTACCTGCTCGTGCGGCAAGTGGGTCCGCACCACGCCCGCCGACGCACAGGCCGAGGACCGGCTCAAGGCTCGCTACGTCGACCACGTCACCGGTGCGCACCGTCTCTGACCAGGAAGGATTCACCGTGCACGTCCCCATCAGCCAGTCCGAGCTGGAGAAGCTGCTCAGCTTGTCGAGCAACGGCTTCGACCCCAAGACCATCCCGCTCACGCACCACGACGGTGAGCACGGCAGCTTCGCGATCGAGTCCGAGGCCATCGGCGCGGACGCCGCGTGGGCCCTGGGCAATCTGGCCAAGATGCGCACCACGTCGCCAGTCAACGGACCCGGCGACCGCGGCCTCACCGACCAGGAGGCCGACCGCCTGTGGACGGTGATCAGCGGCGCGCTCGCCCAGCGCCTGGCCACGGAGGCGAGTCGCGTCGGCGCCATCCGCGACGCCGTCCGGGCCTGGCTGGACACCCTGACGTGAGCGAGCGGCCGCCACGCTGTCCGAAGTCGGGGTGCGGGCGCTTCCTGGTGCGCAAGGGCGCACGGTGGTGGTGCCCGCGCTGCGCCCGGTGGGTCTCGGACAAGAACGCCGGTTGACATGCCCCCCGTCGGGGGGTAAAGT